TTTTCTTCTAATAGTCTAGCTTGTGTTGCCTTTGCTTCTTTTAACTCAGATTCTAACTTTATTTTGCCAGTATCTTCTTTTGGATTAAGCTTCTCATTTAACTCAGCGATATCGGATTCGTCAACACCATCCATTTTGCTTATTTTCGATAATAGATCTTTCATACTCATAATTATTCACCTTCCTTCACACTAACTTTCGGTGTTAGCATACCATACAATAAGTTCAACGGCACTTATCAAGCCAATCTTTTTACTATCCTACAACTCTCACTTGTAGATTTAAATTGTTTTATGATGGTTCTTGCGTAGTAGTGGTAGTTGTCGTTTCGCAAGCACCATCTGTCATAAATCCAGTATCTTTACCATCATAATTTCCATCAGGACATGCAGATCCAGCTTCATCCTGCGAAGATTCCCATTGGTCACTTGCATCGCCTAAATCAGCCGCTATAACATACTTACTGTAGGTAGCATCCCAGAATAGATACCAATTACCATTAGCAGACGTATAGTAAGGATGATCAGCGTATGTATCGACATAAGTCCAAGTTACATTAAACTCATCATTTAAGAACTGACTTCCGCAATAATAAGTTTCACATCCATATTTCGAACTGCTTGAACTCTCAGAACTTACATTATCTACACTCTCAGAACTCGTACTTGAAGAACTATCAGAACTGTTCGATTGAGAACTAGAACTTGAGCTATACGCTACAGATGAACTAGAACTTGAACTCGTACTGTCAGACGATTGAGAACTAGAACTGTCAGAGCTATTAGAACTAGAACTGTCAGACGATTGAGAACTAGAACTTGTAGAAGAAGAACTTGTACTTGCTTCACCTGCACCAGTTGCAAACATTTCCCATGTTGCAGCAACTGGTCCCTGTTCATAAGTAGAAGTAACATAAATATTAACAGCCGTAGCACATTCTGAACCAAGTTGAATTGTATCACCTTCCAAAACAGGAATATGGCCATGATAAACCGCAGTTGCTTCTGTTGTCATTGCGTCTGTAGCTAATGTAATCCACTCAGTTTTCAATCGAGGCTTTATCTTTATAGAAACGTCACCAATTACATTTTCACCAAAATCAAATATAACATGTGATATCCATCCAGTCGAAACTACCACGTCAGTATATGTACTCGTAGCTGGTATCGTATATAATTCTTTAGTTTGGAAGTCCATTACTTATTCTCCTAATTATCCTTCTCTCTCACTCGGATTTGTAAATGAATTTAAAATTGCTGTATCGACGCCTTCATATTTTCTAATAGCGTCTAAAATAGTTACTTCTGAACTATTGTCTGTGGCTTTACCGATGCTCTTCAAAATTTCGTACACCTTTTCTGCTATAACCTTTTGCATTTCGTCAGGCAAGGATATTTGAGAAGCCATTACTAACGCTTCCATTTCTTCTTTCAAATTAACAACATTAAATTCTGTGTTATATTCGACTGTGTAAAGTGGAAAATCAGAATCCCATTTGTTGGAAATCGCTACTGCTTTCTCTTCAGCCTCTTGTAATATTCTTGAACGTTCTTTCATTACGGCTTCTACATCTAACCAATCCCATGCTTTTGCTTCTGCTGACTCTACTTGCTTTGTTTCTTTCTGTAGCATTAAACCAGTGGAATTAAATAACTCTGATTTCAGTTTAGTTATTTCATCTCGCATAGTTCCAATTGCAGCAGCGTCAGGCATAATAAATTTAGGTTCAATATCGTCAACATTACACATAATAGGATAACCATAACCCATTACCATTTGTGTTGCTTCGTCGGCAGATACACCATATGTATCTGCCGTACTCTGAATTACGCTTGAAGGAATTATCATTTGAGGAAATACACTATTATAGAAGTTCTGACGGTTACAAGATTCTAGATCCATTATTGTTCGGTTAATAGACTCTAAAGAATCAAATCCATAAGGCGTTGCAGAAACTTTACCTACCAATACAAATGGAACAGTACCCTTAATAGATAATACTACTTCGTCAGATGATTCAATTATTTTTTCATCATCAGCCTTATAAGTATATTGAGTTACTTTACCCTTTTCCCATAATTTACGATATTTAATGGTTACAGGTGCAGTTAACGGATCTGACGCAATATAATTATATCCTTCTGTAAGTATCCATTCTAATTCACTTGTTTTATCAAAATACCAATCAACAACTTCTAATGGTGAATATACTGTCCAATATGGTCTAATTTTTTCTTGTTCTTTTTCTAGTTGTGAAATTTGTAGGTTAGCAGATATGACAGGCGCATCTATTCCTATCCAACACCAAGAACAAGCAGTGTAATATGAATTTACTGTTACCATAAATTCATCTATAGAGTCGCCATTGTTTGAAATATGTGATTCTATATCTGTGGTAATGTTTTCTCGTTTAGGTGGAGTTGCAAATACATGCTCATTGATTTTATTTATAATACGGTCTAAATGAGGAATGACATGTGCCTGATCTTTACGACCTATACATGTACTGCCGCCTTTTCTTGAACCACCTGCCCAATCATAATCAGATTCGCCGGGAAAACGAGTAAGTCTAAGGTCAATATACTCTTGTCCACCATGCCATCCAATTATATTTGTAATTAATTGGTTTGATCGGTCTGAATATATCTGATGTTCTCTATCAGCTATAATTTTATATTGATTTGTATTTGCCATTGCCATAATAATGTTGAGATTGAACGTTCAATAATACTATACTACTTTTTTTCAAATGTGTTAAATGTTAAAAGTGTTATAAGAATTATCTATATACCAATATGCCAGCTTTTTCTTTGACATATTCGCCTATTATAATAGAAAGTGCATCTACAAAGTCGTCATGTTGTCCATTAGGAAATTCACCAAAATGCTTAATAAACAAAGGTATCCATGCACCTTTAAGAATATGAACATTTTTAGCTTCAAAGATTGGTTCAAGTGGTGATGCTTTAACTTCTTTATCCCCCGGTAGTTGCGACTTTTCTACTATACGTTTACCTCTTAATATTTGTTTACAAATGTTATAGGCATCCTTATAAGCGGCAAAAGCTTCTAATATAACTTTTGTTGTAGGTCCATCTCTTTCTGCTGTTTGTAATATAATTCTATCTCTTTCAGGCGCTTCCCATTGGCCAAACACTATATCTTTAATCCATATTTCATTAATAAATTTTGGTGTTCGTTTGACTGTAGCTAGAATTCCAACTGTAAAATCAGGATTACTTTTATTTCGTTCTTTCTTCGATGATGCTAAATCCCATGCTCTCATATATTTACAATCTGGAAATTCTTCTAAAGTATTATGTTGTATTAGGTTATCTATCTTAAAGCGATTACCACCCCTTATTGTTGGTTCACCTTGAAATAATGCTGACCATTCGAATATACCCTGAACAGCCTTTATTTGTAACAATACTTCTTTAGGATATTGAGCTGGCCATAAAGCATTCTCTTCTAAATCTAGTGCAGGAAAAGATAATATTTCCCATTCATCCCCATCTTCTTGCCCTAACAACGTGCCTATAAGGTCATCTACCGCCCATCTAGTAGCAACAATAATGATAGCCGCATTAGGACTTTGCCTTGTATAGAAGGTTGATTTGTACCAATCTAAGATTTTTTCTCTATTACCTTCACTGTTAATATCGGCTCTATCTTTCACATAATCATCAATAATACCGATATCGAATCCTCTACCTGTTAATCCACCGCCTACACCAACGGCAAAATAACTGCCTCTATTGACTGTTTCCCATTGTTTATCTGATGTTTTATATTCTTTGGAATTTATTGATGGTGTAATATTAGGAAATATATTAGCGTATTCTTTACTATAAAATACTGATTTAGAATTTCTACTTTGTTCTGACGCCATATCTTGAGAATAAGAGGCTAGAACAACCTTTTTATCTGGATGTCTACCTAAAAACCAAGCAGGAAAGCGCACAGAGCATGTTTCAGACTTCGAATGACGAGGTGGCATACTCACTATCAAACGCTTACATTCGCCTCTTTCAACTCTTTCAAGGGCATCACATAACAATTTAATATGGTTGCCCTCTATAAATTGATTAAATGTATACTTATAGAAGGCCTCTAGGTTGCTCTGTGATCGCCTTCTAGCTAATAGTTCTTTAGCAGCCGATACTTTATCTATCTTCATTATTTATTTCTTTCTCATAAAGATCTAGCTTATCAAACTCTACCTTTAATGAAAGCGCTTCTCCAGCCGTAAATATCTCTTTACAGCCTTTACAAGTTATAGTTTCTGTACTTATGTCATGTATATTTGTATAGCGTGGCCAAGGAATACCGTTATATTGAATCTTTTTATAACAATATGGACACGTCACCAATACATTTGCCTTAATTTTAATCACTTCTTTTGTATCACTCATTATTTATCTGCCTTATTTAGTATTGCTGTTAATTCTTCTTCAGTCATGTATGTTCTATCACCTTTAACTTTAATTTTTACTGTATCTTCTAAGAATCCTTGTAATTTGGCCGCTAATCCTGATGCACTTATTTTATTAGTATCTGTACCATCCTTGATAATTTTTCCCATAGCCACTAGAATATCTTCTCTACTAAGAATATATTTATCTGCTAATTCTTGTTTCAATTCGGCTATTCTTCCTACTACAAGTGGATTTGTTGTTAATCTAGTTGAATTTTTTGCTAAATGTCGTGAATCCTTATAGCCAGCATTTAGCATCGCCACTTTGTAATTTTCGCCTTTACAAACTTCTTGACTGAAAATTTCCCATTTAGTGTTTTTTAGTATTGGCATTGTTCGTTCCTTCTTTTTTCTTCTTTTTATTTTTTTTACTATTCCAATTTATAGATGAATAATTATCTTGCCATTTAGTTTTATTGACCATTCTAGACACTTCTTTGTTTAAAAGTGGTGGTTTATTGCCTACTTTCATATTATATTCTATTTCTTCTGAGAACTTTTGATAATTATCGTAAGCCATTTTATCGCGTTCTTTAGGATCTAGTTTCATATTTCGCCTTCAAGTTTTTTTGTATATTATTAGAGAATTGGATAACTGCGCTTCTTGACCAGTTCCATTTAGATAAGATCTCTTTTTTTAATGATCTATTTGTATTTGGTGATGTATATTTAAGTGAGTCAAATTGTTTTTCTGTTAATTTATCTATTTCAAAAGCAAAGAACTCGTATATATCGATAAAATCCATATTCTCGGCAATTGTATTATCATAATATTCTACGCTAAAATTGTTAATATCTTCTGTTATGTATTTTTTATTATCTTTTTGAAGTGTTGAGAATGAAATTTGTACAGGAAACTGATATGTTTTTTCTATTTGCAATGCTTTTTTTATATAAGTGCATGCCCAGCTAGAAAATTTACATTGTTTAACTTTAGTGATATCATAACTTTGAATAGCCGTCATTAATCCATAGAGAGCGGCAGACATATATGAATTTCTATCTATTGTAGTCCATTGGTTGACTATACTTTCTACTAACACTTTCATCATTTTTAATATATTCTCTTTTGCGGCGATGATTTGTTTATCAGTTGATTGTTCATTGTGGATAATGCGTAGTAAATTTTTATATATTTCTTCTCTATTCACTATATATATTTTTTAACCTTTTGAGTTGACAAGTTCGTGTTCTTTGACTTTGTAATTTCTTATGTTTTTTCCACCACTTTCTAAATGCTTTTAATCTAATTTTTCTTATATGTGACGCAAATTCTATATCGTTTTTCATGCGTTCTCGGATTATAGCGTTATTTTTTCTTGATCTTTCTCTTGCCTCTTCTACGTTTTCAGCATATTTTTTTCTAGCGTAGGCAGAATTTTTGATCTTTTGCTCTTTACTAAGTTTTCTTTGTTTTCTTTGTTTTCTTTGTTTTCTTTGTTTCTTCATTTAATCTTCTTCTTTTTCTCTTTGTATTCGAAAATTTACTAAATCATTTATTGCTGTGTCAATTGCCATTAGAAGTTCTACATCGATTTCGTCATAACTACCCATACGATTGTTAAATTCTTTGATTTCTTTACTTTCTTTCATGTTTTTCGTCCTATTGTAATGTATTATAAATCTGGTTACACTATTATTATACAACATTACACTCAAATATCAAGTGTAAATTTTAAATATCTGTTTAAAATTGTCGTTTGTCGTTTGAATTGGTCGTTTGTCGTTTGAATTGGTCTAAAAGTAAGGTAAAGCGCTGTTTCGATTTTGTAACAGGAAGAAACTTGAAGATAAGTCCATAATTGACCCACAAACGCCTTAGAATCAATTATATAGAATTACATTACAATTCTCGACAACTTATCCATATCTTTTATTATTGTTATTGTAATTAATTCTAAGGCTTAAATCCGCCGGTTGCCACGTATTGAATATCAACACCATTTAAAAACTACAAAACCAACATCTCTTCTTTACTGTAGAATGTTCTTATCTTGAACCATATTAAAGAAAGAGAGTTATTTGTTTCGACAGTCTGTATTCGGACTGTTGAGGCATTTGCGAATGACGACGAAGCGTAGCG